GACTGCTAATAAGATACTTAAGTATGAATATAAAAGACTTGATGTACAAGATACTTTTTTAAGATGTTGGGAAGATTTCTTAGTTTGTGGTGAAGAAGTAGTGTGTATTGAAGAATTAGGTAATGATATGGTATTTAGAAAGGTTAATCCTTTGTATTTGTTTACTATACAATCTCCTGAAACATATAAACTTGAAGATGCTGATTGGATTGTAGAATACACAATGATGTCAGTAGGTCAAGTAGTAGATTTTTATCATACAGAACTTACTAAAGATGAGATAGATACATTAGAGCAAAGTAAAGAATACAACAGTATGAAAACTGGTGGTATTCAAATGGCTTATAATAGGGATATTACTGTAGAAGAAAGATTTGGATATACTGCAGGAGAGTTATTTGTACCTAATCAGATTGCAACACACTATTTTGGAGGTGCTTATGACCAAAGGGGTAATGTGAGAATTATGAGGGTGTGCTGGAAATCAAGAAGAAAGATTGGTAAAGTAAAGTATTATGATGAAGATGGAAGCCAACAAGAGAAAATTGTAGACGAGTATTACAAAATAGATAAAGATGCTGGTGAAACAGTAGATTACTTATGGATTAATGAGTGGTGGGAAGGAACTAAAATAGCTAATGATATTTATGTAAAGATTAGACCAATACCTTATCAATCAAGGAGTATGGCTAATTTATCAGAAAGTAAACCACCTTATGTAGGTATTTACTGTAATACAAATAATTCAAGGGTAATGTCATTTATGGATAACATTAAACCTATGGATTATTTATATGATATTTATTTCCACAGATTAAACTTAGCATTGTCTAAATATAAAGGCCCAATGTTAGGAATTAATGTAAGTATGATACCATCAGAATGGGATCCATTGAAGTGGTTACAATATGCAGAAGCAACTAACATTTTATTCTTAGATCCAACTAATGAAGTAATTAAAGGGCCAATGCAAGGTAAATCTGCAGGTACTTTTAATCAAATGTCAGCACAAGGTATTAACCTTGAAATGGGTAACTATATTACACAACACGTTAACCTTATTGGATTTATAAAACAACAGATGGATTTAATATCTGGAGTTAATGAATACAGACAAGGAGATATTAAAGGTGATGCCAATGTAGGTACATCTAATATGGGATGGTCAGCATCTAACTCAATGACTGAAAAGTATTTTGCTTTACATAACTCATTTAAAAGAGATTGTATGCAAAGATTATTAGAAGTTGCTAAATATGTATGGAAACAAAATCCTAAGAAAGTGCAGTATGTAGGTGATGATATGATGGTTGAAGTAGTTAATAGTTATGATGAATTTTGTGAATCAGAATACGATATACATATAGATGATGGACCAAACACACAAGAACTTATGCAAGCCCTTAATCAATTGGCTCACGCAGGTATGCAGACAGGTCAGATTAAGTTTAGAGACCTTATTGAAATATATAAGAAAGACAGTATATCGTCATTGGCAAGATATCTAGAAGAAGCTCAAGATAAAGCAGCTCAAGAAGCACAAGAACAAGAACAAGCTCAACAAAAGCATGAAAAAGAACTTGCTGCACAACAAGCTGAATTACAAGCAAAAGCATTGCAACTTGAATATGCTAAGCTTGATAGAGAAGATATTAATAGACAGTTAGATAGAGATAATAAAATTCAAATTGAAACTCTAAAAGCTATGGGCTATGCTCAAGATACAGATGTTAATGATAATATGGTGCCTGATGTATTAGAACAAAGTAAGATTGCTTTACAGCAACAAAAGCAAACTTATGAGCAAATACAAAAAGATAAAGAACATCAATTAAGATATTCTGTAGATAAACAAAAGAATGAAATTGAAAGAAAGAAATTAGTTATTAAAGAGAAAGAGATTTCTTCTAAAAAAGAGATTGAAGAACTTAAATCAGAGACTGCTCTAAAGATTGCTAAAGAAAATAAGAATAAATATGATAAAAAATAAGCTATATAGAATAAGCTTATATAATAATAAGATAACAATTAATAAACATAATTTTGTAAACAAATAAGAAAAATGAAGATAAATAAGTATTATTCCCCAGAATTTGGTGGACCAGATGGTGATGGAATAGAGACAATTGATAACTCATCAGATAAGAATTTAGTAAAAGATGCTGCTGATAGTAGTGACTTTGATTTTGACACAGAATTATCTAATCTAATTAATGATTCAGATGATGATGATGATAATGAAAAAAGCATTGAACAGAAAGCAAAAGATTTTGCACCTGTTGATAGTTCTTTGAAAAATGATATTAAAGATGATAAAGACGATGAACCTTTATATAAAGTTTTAGCTGAACAGTTAAAATCTGAAGGTTTATTTGATGATGAAGATTTTGAAACTGATGATAATTTTGAATTTGATGGATCTCCTGAAAGTTTTAAATATCTGATGGAAAGACGTGACTTTAAAAGAGGATTAAAAATCTTTGAAGAAGTTGTATCTGAGATGCCTCCTAAAATGAGAACTCAATTCCAATTATTTATGGATGGGTTAGATGAAGATTCAGCATCTGATATTGGTAGTAAAATTGTAGATTATGCTAGTGTTACTAGAGAAGATTTAGAAAAAAACCCTGCAAAAGCAGAACAGCTTTATAGAGAACTTCTTAGAACTAAAGGATTTTCTAATGAAAAGATTAATAAGTATGTTGAAAGAGCAAGAGATTTAGATGAGTTAGCTGATGAAGGATTAGAAGCAGCACAATCTTTAAATCAAGAAGTTCAGAAACAAATACATATTAAAAAGCAAGAAGAACAATATATTGCTCAACGTAAACAGCAAGAAGCTAGTCAAAGGCTTCAAGCTTTAAAAGCAGCAATAACACAAACTCCAGAGATTTTCAAAGGAGTTGCTCTTACTGATAAAATGAAAGAACAACTGTATAAGTCTATGACAGAAACAGTTGCTTATGATGAAAATAAACAACCCTTAAACAAAGTAGCAGCTTTGTCAAGAAAAAACCCTGAAGCCTTTAGAATGCAGTTGCATTATCTGACTGAACTTGGTTTATTTAATACAGATGAAAGAGGTAATCTTAAACCTGACTTAACTAAACTTATGAGATTAGCAGAAACTAAAGTATCAAGGTCTATAGATGACAGATTAAAAAAAGCTGCGTTTAGATCAGGCTCAAATTTGAGTAATAATATCTCAGAAAAAGAATCTGATGTATTATCCTCACTTGAACATTTCCTTAAAAACAAATAAATAAACCATGCAATTATTTCAACTCCAGAAATACGCAGCTAAAGACTACAATGGTCTTGTAACTGCAAATAACTTGGGAGCTTTATATATGAAGCGACCACAGCTTGTAACTAACACCATTCATCAAATCTTCAGAACTAATTTGAAGAATGCGATGTTTGACTTCCTTAACCAATTTCCAACAGTAGAAGTTGAAGAAAACAACTACTATGAGTGGATGCTCCAAGGTCAACATGATAAAAATATTCCATTGTTAGAAGCATATGATGCTACTGGAACTTCTGCTGCTTCAGCAGGTGAACTAGGTGCAGGTGTTGCTGCTTTTTATGTAGTATTTGGTGAAGAATATTTTGAGCCAGATAACATTTTAAAAGGTAATAAAGCAGAATATTTACTACGTGTAATTTCTGTTAAACCTAAAGGTACTAACTTTGAATACGAAGTAGAGCTTTTGACATCAGATCCATTACTTTCTGTTCCTGCAGAAGAACTTGAAGCTGGTCAGCGTTGGGCTAAGTTTTTTAACGTAGCACCATCTACACTTTCTAGCCGTGGTCAGAAGCCTAATTTTACTTCACCATTCAGAATGAGAAACCGCATTACTATGCAGCGTTTTGAGTATGAAGTTCCTGGTAACATGATCAATGAAGGTAAAAATTATCCTTTAGAGTTTTCTTTTCCAGGTCTTGATGGTAAACAAGAAAAAGTTTGGATTAACTATCTTGATATGATAGCTATGTACCAAGCTGAAGTTGCTAACGTAGTTATGCACTTCTATGGTTTACATAACTTTACAGAAAAAGATTTGTTCTTAAACAAAGATGCTTCTGGTAAATATCCATTAGAATCAGGTGCTGGTTTATTTGAGCAAATTGCACCATCTAATATTCACTATTATTCAACTCTTGATTTGGACTTCTTAACTGAAGTATTCTTAGATCTTTCTATTGGAAGAATTGAGATGGGTAACAGGGTTGTTACTTTGTGTACAGGTGAATATGGTATCCGTGATTTCCACAGAGCTGTGCTTGCTAAAGGTGGTACTGAATTAATGATTACTACTAGTGCAGGTAATGGTCCTGGCCGTAGTAATGATACTACTATCTACAAAGAAAATGGTGGAAAACTTAATGGTATTCCTAAGCCACTTTCTGCTGGTTTCCAGTTTACTAAATACTATTCAATCAATGGTATTACATTTGAATTAATGTACTGTCCAATGTTTGATGATAAAGTTCTTTTCCCTGAAACTCATCCAGAAGGTGGTACTACAGAATCTCGTAGAATGCTTGCTCTTGACTTTGGTGGAGAAGCTGGTATTAAGAGAGTATCTGTAAAAGGTCAACCATCTGTATTCCGTTATATCCCAGGTATGCGTGATCCATTCACACCTGCAGGTAAAGGTTCTCCTTCAATGGCAGTATCTAGATCTGATGGTTATGAAATTCACAGAATGATGTGGGGTGGAATGATGATTACTGATCCAACAAAAGTTGTAGATTTCCGTTACAACTTAGTATAATAAATAATTTACATAAAGGAGGGTTGAAATATATCCTCCTTTATTTATACCTTTGTAAAAAATAAGAAAATGGCTAAAAAGATTAATGACACAGAAACAATGACTACACCACTAGAAAGCTTTTTTATAGATAAAGTGGTTAAAGTTGTACCAATTGTAAGACCCAATAGTTGGGGATATAAATACCAAATTAGTGAAGATGGTAAAGATAAGACTAATGGCTCTTATCAGTTTAATACTGCAATCACTTATTTGTCAGTACCAGTAAGTAAAAAAACTGGTCTATATGTAAGACCACTTGACAACATTAAGAAAGTAAGAACTCCTGAATTTCCTGATGATGAAATTACTGAACAAGAATTTTTTGAAAGAATGTTAGGAATGAATAAAGGAGACCTTGATATCACTAAGTATAAAACTGATGAAAAAGGTAACCGTTTTCCTGATACATTTTGGCAAAGAAGTGGTACAGTTAAATTGAGAAATGAAGCAAACACTTTGGATTTAAATCTTCCAATGGATATGCTAAAATATAAAGTATTAATGTTAAACAAGAATGTGGTGGCACCATCACCTTCTGAGAAAAACAAAAAGCGTACTTACAGATTTATGATAGTAGATCAAGAAGTTGCTGAGATACAAGAAAAAGAAGAATTAAATACAAAACTAGAAGCATATTCTTGGTTTGCAAGAGTTAAAGCAGATATTGAACAATTGAAAGAAATTATGTGGTTATATGATTCAAGAATTAGTAATACTACAAACTATGATTATGTGTTTGCCTATGTTGGAAAACTCGTTAATGATTCACCTGTTCAATTTTTAAAGATAGTAAATGATCCTCAAAAAGATGCAAAACTATTATTAATGAAAGCAATAAAGAATGGTGCTTTAATTTTAACTAAAGAAAAAACTTACCAATTCCTAGATGGTAAAGATATTGGACCACAAGTAAATGCAATTAAATTTATAAATGATCCAGAAAACTTTGCTATTATAGAAAGACTTAAAGAACAATCTGGCTATGACAGCTAATAAAATGTGGGAAAATGTACTAGTGACTTATGATGCACTTTATTCACAAAGTGCTCCTGGGTTTGTTGACCCTGAAGCTAGTATACTTTTAACTAAAGCACAATGGTATTATATTCTTCAAAGATTAAACCCTAAGAGTAATAGAAATATGGAAGGCTTTGAAGAAACTGAAATAAGAATCCAAGGACTTTCTGCATTAGTTAAAGACTCACAAGACTCTACTACACCTGTAATTGAATTACCATTACAAGATCAAACTGGTACATTGCCTGGAGAAAAACTCTGGGCATTACCAACTGATTTTATGATTGCAATTTATGAAGGTTGTACTACAAATATTCCACAATGTGGAACTACATCAACTTATAATAGAATTATGACTATTCCTATTTCACATGATGAGTACAATCTTAATTATTTTAATCCCTATAAAAGACCATTTACTGATGGTACAGAAGGTATTGTATGGAGATTAGAGCATGGTAAAAAAACTGTTAATGGTGCTGAAAGAAAAATACATGGTCTTATTACAGATACTGATAATAATACTAGTAATAACTTTGTAGTTACTAACTACTATTTAAGATACATTAAAACACCATCTGATATAGTAGTAAACCTTAATAATCCAGCATTACAAGTTAATTGTGAATTAGATTCTCTAACTCATCAAGGAATATGTGATATTGCTATAAAATTACTGTCTGCTGCAGTAAGAGAACAAATACCAATTAACCAACTCACGGCAGATGTTTTGGAATAAAAAAAAACAATTATATTTGTAAAACAAAAACAAACAACAAATTAACATTTTAAAAAAATGGCTTTAGATTCAAAAAATAACATTAAGAGTGTATTCATTGTACCTGCTGCTACAGCAGTAACATCTGGAACAGTTACTCCAGGTTCTACTAATAGTGGCACACCTGGTGCAGTAGTAATTGCTAATATGTCAAATGAAATATTAAACGCAACTACAGTGCTTAATTACTCTAAAATTAAAATCATCAAAGATCGTGGTGCAAATTTGCCTTTACAACAAGTTGTATTAAACCTTAATCAAATTGCTGCTTGGGGAGCAACTCCAGGAGCTGCAGCAACAGAGCAAGTAGACTATGTAGGATTTAATGGTACTAGTGGTGAAATTGCAGTATTAAATAACAATTTTTATACTGTAAAACTTGAACATGTACCTAATCAATTTGCTTATGGTAAAAGACCTGCAAATTACAAATATGGTACTTACCAATCAAGCCCAGCTGCTACTCAATTAGAAGTTTCTGCAGGTCTTGTAAAATCACTTATTCAAAATTTCCGTCCTAACAGGACTACTGATTGGAGAGTATTTACTTCATTAGTTAATAGTAGTACTACTACTGCAGCTGTTGATACAGATATTACAAGTTTTAGTCTTGTTAAATATTCTACAGCAGTAACTGTAATAACTACAGGCGCAGCTGCTATTGCAGCAGGTACTTATTTAAGATTTGGAGCATCTACTGCAGCTACTTCTATTTATAAAGTAGTTACTGGATTCTCAGGTGGTGCTGGTACTTACACTATTACTCTTGATTACTCTTGGCAAGCTGATTCTACAACAGTACTTGATACTGATGTAGTAAGTGTTACTGTAGGAGCTGATTGGGGTATTAAAATTGTAGGTATTAAACAAAAATATGATGTTAATCGTTGGAGACAATATGACAAAGTTAGATTTAATACTTTTATTGAAGGATTTACACCTTCTGCTACAGTAACTCCTGTAACTACAACTGCTGCATTTGATGGTGTTGCTGTTTATGAGCAAGTAGCTAATGATGAGTATATCTCTTGGGGT